TGGCAAAGATATTCTGCACGTTGGTGCGAAAGATGGTTCTCAGACGCTTTTCGGTGAATTTGGGGTCGGTGAGCTCCTGCCGGATTCTCTTTTTCCAGTCTTTAAAGGTCTCGCCATTCTCCATGGATTTGGCGAGCGATAATTGAACGCGCTTGATGAGCTCCAAATCCGCAAGGCCGGTGATAAAAAAGACTCGACGCCGCATTTCCGCAGAGAGCGCGTCGATTTGCTCCCGCGTCATGGCCGTCTTTTGTCGAAAATGCTCAATGGCCGGATCCAGATCCGCCTCGACGCCTTTGTTAAAATCATTGTCTGACATCACGAATCCTCGACGGCGGAAAGGTGGCCGGACAATTCGCCACGGCTCAAATCCGCCTGTTCGTTGGGAATGCCGCACGCCTATGCAAACGCCTCACGCAGATTAAGCGGGCGGTTCATGGGAGTGCTGGAAGGTTGAGAAAATAAGTTTTTATGTTTTGTGATAAAAACTAAATAATAATCACAAGGTATAGGCCTTCTGCAGCGATTGAAAAACGCCCTGTTGATGACACCGCGACGGTTGTCATTCCACTAGTCGCCACAAAAGAGGCATCATCTTCGCTGCCTGTGAGTTTTAACAAAATGGCAGTGCATGATTGTGTTACTCCGGAGACAGAAAAAGTTCCGCCTGCGACACTTTGGATATTCCACCCAGACACCACCACACCATTTGTGGCGTATGACCCCGTGCCGGTGGGCGTGTGTTGTATTGTGATAAACCCAAGTCCCTTTAAAACGCCTGGGCCGACAAATTTTTGAGCGGTCACGTTTTCGCCCGCCTCGATATTGCCAATGGTTTTAATATCGCCGAGTGTGTCGATTGTCGCTGTGCCGCTGTTGATATCGAGCGTGGGCGTCGAAATACCCGCGACATCTGTCACCGCAATTCCTGCAGAGGATTCAATGGGCGAAGTCACGGCAATGGTGCCACCGTCGCTCTGGGCCGCAATCGTGCCCGCTTGCAACACATCCGCGTTGATCTCGTCGGCCTGAATCGCGTCACAGGAAAGGCTCTGCGCATGGAGCGGGCTTTCGGCTGTCATTGTTCCGCCTTTTGTGTGGGCGACAATGGTGTCGGCCTCTATTTTGGGCGCGGATAATTTGGTTGTAGCGCTGATCGCGGCATCAATTGTGTAACTGAGCACAACAACGGCGACAGGAGGGATGTATTCGCCGTCTTTTACTTCAAGCCACACGAGATTTGAGCCATCAATCATGGCAAAGGCGCCGGACTCGCCCTCGCGATAAAAAGATTGATTGCGCGCCACATATTCAACGTCCTCAAAAGAGAGGGCGATCGGCGCATCGGCTTTGGGGATGCCTGCCAGTTCCGCCATAGCTGGAATGCTTGGCTCCGACGATACAAAAGAGTTCGGCTGAAGGGTGTCGACTATAGGGCAGCCTGCCGAGAAATTGCCCCCTATCGCCAAATCACCGATATTTGTTTTCGCCGCCTCGTCCAGCAGCGGCACTTTGCTTTCGAGCAGGGCCAATCGGTCGCGCAGTTGTTTGGCCGGGGCGTTGATAACCTCGGCGCAACACGGGTCAGAATCCTGAGGCACGCGCACAGCGGGCAAAACGCGATTGCCCTCGTCGTCAACAAGACGGGCGTTGTTTGTCTCGACATTTGTTCCGGCGGCGTCATTCACATCTTCTGGATAGCGGTGCGTCATAGTTTGGACTCCTCGTTGGCAATGGCGGGAACAGGGCGCAGAGAAAACACGAACCTGTGTTTCACCACCCCTACAATCCAAACTGCGCGCCGCGCACAAACCGCCCAGACCGCACAAACCGCACAAAACAAAGCAAAAATAAAAGTGTCCGGACAAAAAGGCGGACGAATCACGCGCGCAACAGGCCAGCGTTCAAGGCGCGTTGACACCACTCAAATTCAGGTTTCAGACATAAAAAAAGCCCCGCGTGGGGCGGGGCAGGGGATTACTCAAAAAACAGCGGCATCAAACCGTCAATCCTTTGTTTGTCCTTCCAGTAAATGGACGACAAGAGCCGCCATCTCCGAGGCGTTTTGGCTTGTAATCACCGGGCGCCCTGTCCTGGCTTCGATTGATTTTCGGGCGTCTCCCGCGATAGCGCCGCCTGCCCGCGCGACCTCCTGGTTTTCCGCGAACGTCTCGGGCTTGCTTGTTTTGGAAAACTCCGTTGTCGTCGCTTCCGCCAACATATTCAAGACGAGCTCCAGCGTGCTCATATTGTCGCGCAGGTTTTCTTTTTTGAGGCCCTTGAGGTTTTTGTATTGCCGCGTCGTCATGCCTGACCACGCGCGCGTTATTTCATCGGTGAGAATGGCGAACTCCCGCCCCTTTTCGACGCCTCGATCGCGCCATTCGTCTGTGAGCTCTTTGCGAACCTGAATGGCCTGGAGACGCTGATTGATCCATTCGCGCGTATAGCCTTTTCGAAGATATGTCTCCAGCGCGCGTTCAATAGACAACTCGGGATCAATGGTCTCCTCAATGCGTTCACGACCGACCTGCGCGAGCCACACCTTGAATGGCTCTGCCTTTGGCGAGGGAATGGACTGAATGATCCGAAGCAGCTGCTCTGTTGTGGCGACATCAGTAAGACGCCGCTTGCCATCTGCGGCCTTCATCTTCAACTGCTGACAATTTGTCAGCAGTTCATTGGCGCCTTCTGCCTTCAAACGCTGCTTCAGCTTCGCCCAATAGTTACTTGCACCTCTTTGCGTCTGTTGTTCGGTCAACGCAGAAATCACATCCACCACAGAGAAAAGCCATTCTTCGCGCGCTTCATCCCACGCTGTCCGAACGCGCTTGTCCTCGAAGAGCTTGATTGAGTTGTCTGCTGTCATGCGGCGCTCCTTTTCAGGTTGATGAAGGTGAAAACACTCTATCACAGACCGCGCCCAAACGCCCCAACATCAAAGTTCAGGAATAAAAAAGCCCCGCGTGGGGCGGGGCTGAAAAACTACAGAGAGTCAGAGCTCAGGGGGCGCGAGAGGATGTAACCAGTGGCGCAGCGCTGTGGGAAAAGGCTCTTTTTGGTATATGTCCAACAACATGGCTTCATAGTCTTCGTCGCTCAATGATTCAAAGGCTGTTGGATCTGCATATTGGCGCAAAAAATTGCTTCGAGCGTTCACAAGAGATGGCGAATTCAGGTTGAAAACGCGAATGGTTTCTTTCGCGCGGTGTTCTTTTTCGGGTGACGCGCCTCTAACAGGTTGAACACGACCATCGCTGTAGAACTTTAAAAATTCATCGGGGTCATCGATACAGGGGTCTATCAAATCATCCGGTGAATAATTTCTGACAGCGTGGTCTTTATGTTTTCCACAGGAGTCTTCAAATTTGCAGGCAAGGAACAAATTGGACCACTCAAACGTCAGCTGAGGAAACTTTTCTCTGGGGCGAAAGTGCTCGATTTCCTCATCCTTTCTGAGCCGTTCACAATAGGCGCAATGCCGTCCCTGCATCAATGTGAGCGCGTCGCGGATTTGTTGTTTGTGTTCTGGTTTGATTTGGTTCCAGTTTTGCCCTTTGTCATATTCATTCAGGCATGGCGGCGCGGGGACTTTCGTTCGATCGAGCTTGCGCATGGCAGTTCACTTCCCTTCGTCGCCGTCGCCATGACGAGCAAAACGTCTGTTTCTCAAATCGACAAAGCGCTGCAGTTGATTGCATTCAATCATCAAAGGGTGTGTCTCGCCAAAATGCTGCGTCAATCGCTCACGGATCGCCTGCGCCTTTGGCGTTTGGCCCAAGCTGTCCTCAATCAATGCCCTGTAATCGCTGAGCAGGCGCGCTTCCTCGACATCTGGGGTGGCGTTCACATTCATAATCTGCGCCAAAATTGACGAACTTTCGAGACCTCTCGTTTGTAATCGCGGCATCAATACTTCGCCGTTTTGTTCGATAATTCGAATGTGTTTGTCGTGCACGGTGGAGAGCACTTGCGGGCTGTGGGTTGTGACGATGAATTGCACCAAAGGAAAGGCCGCGCGCAATGAGTCGAGAATGGTTTGCTGCCAGTCGGGATGCAAATGGAGGTCGACTTCATCGATGAGAACAATTCCCGGCGTCTTTGTGCACGCATCGGCGCTGAATTGGGGATTGAGGCGCACCGCGCGGTGCGCGAGGTCGGCGGTCATGGCCAAAGCCGTGCGAATGCCATCGCTCAATGAATCGATAGACAGGCGGCCATACTCGGGATGCTCAGCGACAAGCTCGTGAGCCATAAAATCCCAACGCAGGCGCGTCCAGGCGACGGGGCGCAAGACAATTTCGACAGCCCTTTGGATTGCCTCCAGCTTTTCGCTTGGACGATGCGGGGAGGGGACGCCCGTGGCGGATTCATTGAGCGCTTCGCGGCTGATGCGTTCAAACCAAACCCGAAAAAAATCATAGGTGGACGTGGCGGACAGACAATCGAGATAGGCGCCGCTTCGGCGCGTCATATCCCCTGCCAGCGTTCCTTTGTGTTGTGTTACTTTGGCAGAAGTCCAAAGTCGGCCTGTCCCATAATAGGCAATGAGGGGAAAGGTGGGCGGCGCGCCAATGTTTGTAATGGACGCTTTTAGTTCATCATTGAGTTGACCTGCGAATTCAATCAGCGGTTTGGCGTCGGCGCGGGTTGTTCGGCCATTTTCTTTGAGGAGCTCTCGCTTCCACTCAATGTCCCGTCCGTCAATCGATGCCTGCGCCCTGATGGTGACAGGCAACATACGAATCATTTCGGCTGTCTGCGCGCTGCGTATTTGACGAATATCTGCGCGGGCAATGCCGTGGCTGCCGCCAGAGCCCAATTCCTCGACAAACGGGAACAGCGCAATGGATATGGCCTCTAAAACGGCGGTTTTGCCTTGGCCATTCGTGCCGACAAGGACGTTGAGAGACGGATCGAGCTGGAGCTTGAGTTCCTCAAACCCGCGAAAATTCGTCAATTCAAGACTGTGCAGCGCAAAAGACATGGCGGAACCTCTGACAGGCGAGAACAACGCCCATGTGGCCAAATCAACTCGCCGTCAAATTCTTCGCCAATCCCCCCCCCTACCTCTCAGCCACTTGCACCGTGGCGCCGATGGCTGTCAGTTGCGCGCGGGCGTCCTCCGCGGTCGATTGATTCACGCCATCGAGAATGATTTGCGGGGTTTGTGGCGACGCGGCCTCGACCAATTCCTTGGCATCTGCGAGGCCCAGACCTGTCAACGCGCGCACTATTTTGATGACTTCGAGCTTTTGAGCGCCAATTTCGACGAGCAGGACGCGATAATCTGTTTCAATAGTTTGATAACGCGCGAGGATGTCGCCAGTGATGGGCTCGACAAAGGTGACAACTTTGCCGTCAAGCAACCAATTCGCCGGGGAGAGCAACGCGCCGCCAATAAAAACCAAAAGCGAATCAAACTCGGGTGCTTTGGTAAGAGTGAATGTCGACGATTCCTCAAGTATCGCGGTTTCTGTGTGCCAGGTAAACGCCGCGCGGGTCGCGTCACAAACCGCCTGGGCAATGGCCATGGTCTGCGCGGAAAGCATTTGGTCGCGGTCAGGACACGTTTCCAAAGACGCGAGACCAGCGCCTTGATTGCTCGTCCACGCCCGCAAAATGGCCTCTGAAATAAATTCTGGAGAAAACGCCATATTACACCCCGGTGGTGACTGTCGTTGAGCCCAGCGTCACGGTCCCCGCGTATGGTCCTGCCTGCACCGCGCTTCCCTGATAGGCGACGCCGACCGCGCCCGCGCCCAATTGCACCGTGGTTCCCTTGACGGTGGCTGTGCCGCGCGCCTCAAGATTGCTATTGACGCATTGAATGGAAACATCGCCGTTCGCTTCAATGGTGGCGCTTTGGCATTCGATTTTGGTTTCACCAGCGGCGCGAATGGTCAGGCTTTTGAGTGTTTCTCCCTGCCAAAGCATGGCAAATGGTCTGGTTGGGTCGCCGCCTTCAAATCCCAAAAGCACGCGCGCGCCAGTATCGACCTCGACCTCAACGCCGGGCAGGCCGTGGCGCAATGGCACGTCGGCGAGATCAGGCACGCGCTCATCGTCGGGCTTGATTTCTACGGTTTGTGCGCCAACATCCATGGAAACGACGCGCGCCGGATAAAGCGCCAGATAATCGAGCCGCGCGGCAAATGTTTTGACCATGCGCGCCAGGGCGCTTTTTATCCTGTCCATTCGCTCGCCCCCTCCAAATAAACGCGCGACGAAATATCCCCCGCGTCCATGTGATGTTCCACACGCGAGACGCGCGCGCCCTGCCAAGTTGTTCCCGGCCAAATCGCGGGCCGCAACATGCGCAGATGAATGGTGCCCGAGGCGCCATGACTGGCCATGAGATCCAAATCGTCCTCATTGGTTTCCGCCTCTGGCCATGTTTCGCTTCCCACCCACAGAGAACCGTCCGAATCCAATCTCCACGACAAATCAAGCGTTTGACAGAGATTGACGAGCGCGCGGCCCGCCGATTGCTTCAGAACGGCAAACCAGGGCATTTTTCGCTCCAAAAGCCCTTTGTCCACGCGCATTGATCGCGTTTGACCTGCCGCGCCGAGAATATGATCGAGAATGGCCGAGACTTTGGCGTCACGAAATCCCTGCGCCTTTGTCTCCATCCCCAAATCGCCCACGCCACCGACAATTAAAACGCGACAGCTTCCAGAATCACACGCCGAGCGCCGAATTGTCCCCACCCAGGCTTCATTGCCCCAACGCATGGTCACTTCACCGCGCGGCGCGTTGTCTGTGTCCAACTCGATATTGGCGTGCCAAAGGCCGACGCGAGGCAAGATCCATTCACCTCGAACAATTGGCGCATCATTGATCGACGCATAGCTCACAATTCACCTCAGGCGCCGTTGTTTGTCTTTGCCGGGCTGTTCATGTCCGCAGCCTGAACGCCGTCGAGAATGCCAACGCCTTTTCTTTTGCCATTGCTTTGGCTTTTGCCGCCCGTGGCCCGGGATACCTCGCGCAGCTTGGATTTATTAAACTCATCGCATTGAATCGTCGACACCCAAAGCCCGGGCGATTGCTCCACAGGGATGGAGATCGATTGGATAGTGCATTGCGTGATGCCAAACAGTTCCAGCGCCGGATGCGATATTTCCAAAGGCACGAGGTCATAGCCGACAATGCGCGAAGAAATCTCCGTGTGGACAACAGCCGACTGCTCGCGGTCCCGTTCATTGAAAGGATCGCCCGCGATATAGGGAATAAGGTATTCCTTGCTCTCTTTGACCTCTGTTTTTCGAATGGGCCGCTTTTTGGGTTTGGCCATGGCGATGATTTCCTGAAACGCCGCCAAATGTTCCTCGCGCCACATGCGCACATCAATCGAAAACGCGACAATATCGAGCCCGAGCATGGCCACGTTGGCGCCGTCGCGACCTGCCGCGCGCTTTTGATCGCTGCGCACCCGTGCGCCTGTGCCTGAAACGCGACAAAGTCCGGGAATTTCCACGCCGCCAATCGCCACTGTGTCCCACAATTCCGGCGATTCACCCCAAAACGGCAATCCAGAATCATTTTGAGCCATCAAATTGCCCCCTCTGTTTCAAAGGACAGGCCTTCCAAGGCATCGGCAATGGCTGTCGGCAAAATCGCCGCCACGCGCCGCGCCAAATCCGCCGCGTCATCATTGCCGCGCGCGTCCAATGACAAATTCACTGTCACAGATGGGATAGCCCCCATTCCGCCGCGCAAATGAGACAATCCCTCGCCATGCGAACGCGAGAGCGGAATAATGGCCTCCGGGCCTGACTCGCCAATTATCGCCCGCGTGGGCCGATTGACAATGCCGCCCTCTGCGTGGGCCACTTCATCGCCGCCGCCAAACAAAGACGCCACGGCCCGGGGAATGGTGGTCACGCCGTCCCATAAAAAACCGCCAACGTCGCCATTGTTCCACTTGCCCAGTTTGTCGGCCTCAAAGGTCATCCGCTCGGCAAACCAGACAAATGCTTTCACCACCATGGCCAATGTTTTGCCAATGGCCTCGCCGCCAGCGCGCATTCTTTCCACATCGCCGATTTCACTTAAACTCATGCCCAGGCCATTCACAAAGCCGTCCATCGCGCCTTTGGCAACCTCAACGCCGCCCAAAAACACATGCCAGACAGATTGGACGCCCTGAATAATTTTGCCGACCACGCCTTCAAGTCGACTGAGACCTGCCTCGCCCGTCAAATCGCCAAACAATTTTGACCACAACGCATCAAACATGCCGATCAATTGATCCTGCACGCGCTTTCCTGACTCATTGGTCGAATCAAACAGGGCAATGAGATTTTGCACCGTGCCTTTGACGGCACCAAATCCCAAAGATTGCTTGAGATCGAGGTTGTAAATCATCGACGCGGGCGCGTCTTTGAGTGTCGACAAAAGCCCGCCCAACGTCGTCGATTGCTTGAGCATACCGCCGCCAACTTGGCCGCCCGCGCTTTTTTGAATGACTTTGAGAATGGCGTTGATGCCTGTTTCCGCAGTCACTTCGCCGCGTTCCATTGCCCGCTGCACGTCGTCGACGCTGGTATTGATGGATTTGGCGATTTCCTCGTAAACCGTTTTGTAGCCGATGACGCCACCGCCCGCCTCGACCACCTGTCGCAATTCTTCGGTCAGGAATTTGCCCTTGCCGAGCATTTGCGCGAACGCCGTTCCAATCCGATCAATGATTTGTTCGTCAAAGTCGTTGATCGCCGCCACGTCGCCAATGGCTTGAAACACCGGCGCCAGTTCGTCGCTTTTAAATCCCGCGCCGATCAGTTTGCGGAAACCTTTGACGACCGCCGTCGACGAGAATGGTGTCTTGTTGGCCAGTTGAATGGCCTGATTGAACGCCTCCTGCGCCGCCTCATTGGAGCCGAGCAATGTTTCGAGGCCCGCGAGGTTGGATTCCTTGAATTGAATTTGGTCGAGCGCCCATTTGGACGCGGTGGCCGCGCCGCGCGACATCAACATAAATCCATCAAAGACTTTTTTGGCCGCCGCCGCGAACCCAATGGCCGCCGCCACCACGGCGCCGAGGCCCACCACCACACTGCCCGCGCCCGAGGCAATGGCCGAACCAATGCCTCCAACACCGCCCGCGCCTACATTCAACGCGCTTTGTCCGCGTCCCCAAAGGCGGGCGAACAACCCTGGGCTTTTGCCCGCGCCTGAATGCATTCCTTTTTGTTTGCCAAGCGCTCCAGTGGCCTTTGTCAGGCCGTTGATTTCGTGTTTGCCGCGCCGCGCGCTCTTTTCGATTTTGGCGAGAGAAGCGCAGAGCTTGTCGCCCGCCGCGCTTGACCGCGCGTTCACATCCACGAAGGATTCGAGGCCCTTTTTGTTTTTGGCGGCGCTTTGGCCCACGCGTTCGAGCGCGTTTGACAGGGACAGCGCCGACTTTTTCGCCGTTTTGGCGTGCGCGCTGAATTGATCGTCGAGTTTGAGAATCCATTCAAAGGACATGTCAGCGCCCCTTTGATTCGTGCGCCTGGGCCAACGCCTTGATGGCCTCGGCCACGCTTAAAAATCCCTCGGCAATGATGCGCGCTCCGACGAGTCGGGCTGGCGCGCTTTCTTCCGGCGTTTCAAACGATTCATTCAATTGCCCAAGCGCGGCGAGGACACAGCGCGCGGCAATCCAGGGACGCGCCCGGGCAATCTCAAACAATCGGTCCTCGGGCGTTTCTACAGGTCTTTTTTTTCCACGTCCGATGTCATGCCGCTGAGCTCAAGGATTTCGTCCGAAACCGACAGCGGCAGGCCGGGCAATTCGCGCAAAATATCGTTGAGCGCCACTTCGGCAGGCCACACGCAACAATCGCGCAAAAGCCGGTTGGCCGCGGTCAGTCGCCGCTCTTTGTCCACCGCCGCTGTGTTGAGGCGCACAATTTCCGGTTCGGTCGGCGGGCGCACGACAATGGTCGCGCCGCAGGCGTCGATTTGGCGCAGCCGCTTGCCCGGGAATTTGTCCTTGAGCGCCTGCGCATCCATTTCAGTCAGTTTGGGAAACATGGTGTGTTCCTTTCGAGAGGAGAACGCGGCGCGCTGGGAACAATGGCGCCGCGGAAAAAGAAGCCAAGGGGGCGTGTTCAGGCGAGAGGCAATCGCCGGTTGGTGCGAATGGCCCGCGCCCTGAAATCAAACGAGACGACGAGCACGCCCGAGCGCGACGAATGGCTTTCGCGCCGTCCAATCAAAACAACGTCGTCCAAAACTTCAGAAACAGGCGCCCGCCCTTCGACGAGCGCCGTCACCGTGAAAGTGAATGGCACGCAGAGCGTCGCGAGCACGCCGATGGCGTCGAGAAAATCCGCCTCGCGCGTTTTGGCCAGCGTGATGGAACCGCGCGCCGAATAATTGCCGGGAATGAAATCGACAAGGCGACCGCCTGTCCCGCGAATATCGCTCACAGCGCAATCGTCCGACCATGACACACTGTCGACATAATCGACTGATTGCCCATTGACCCGCAGGTCGAGGCAATCAAAAGCGAATTCGCATCCATTGACGAGCGGCACAGCCTTGCCTCCTCCATTAAATCGCGTCGACAAATGGGCGGAACCTGCCGTTGCCATAAATAATCGTCGGCACACTCAGCGTCAATTCGACATTCAACGTCTCATTGCTCTGCGAATGGCTCTTGCTCATGCCGAGAATACGACAGCCATCCAGAACATCGGTTGTCACCGGCGCGCCTTCCTCGGCATAGCTCACCGTCACCGTGAATGGCGAATCCGCCCAGCCGCGCGTGCCGCCTTTGGTCACGAGCTCCAAAAGCGCGTCGCGCGCTGTCACCGGGACCGTCACGGACGCCTCGTGTTTCAGATTGCCCTTGGTCTGCGAAATCGGCGTTTTGCTCGTGCCATAAAACAGCGCCGACTCGTTGGTCGACGAATAATTCACCCCGGTAATCAGGTCGAACGGCACGCCATTGACCGTCAGGACAATCGAGCTGAATTGATACATATTACCGTTGATCAGCGGTTTTATCATCGACATCTTTTGTGCCTCCTTGTTGTGCGGCGGTCAGAAGGGAGTTGTTTTTATTTTGTCCGCGCGCTGGTTTAAGCCGTGGCCAGGGCTGGATTCTTAAAGCCGATTTCCACCTCGATGGCCTTGATATAACCGAGCGGCACAATCGCCACGCTCACGGGAATGGTCTTGGTCGAGAGGATATTGGCCGTTCGGTCGACAGTGACGGTCACGTCCGAAATATATTCGCCGACGCGATTATTGATCGCGCTTTCGCAGTTGGCCTCAATGGCGCTCGCCGCCGCCTCGCTGATCAAACCCGTCTCGGCGTTGACCTGAACCGAACTCGACAGCAAGGTGAACAAATAGTCGTCGGCTGCCGCGCAGGCTCCGTTCATCATTCGCCGATGCTGCCAGAATTCAAAGTCGCTGCCGCTGGGGCGCAACATGCGCGCATTCGTCAAATAAACGCCGGAGCGCCTCGGAAATGTCCGCGCTGTCGTCAAATTCATGGAGTCGCACATACCGCCATGACTTGCCTCGTCGTGCGCCACCTGGGTCACGCCCGTCAAAGGCCCGTCTGCCGTGGCCGCCAAATCGCGCCCCATGGCCACCGCCGACGCCCGCGCCGTCGCGTGCCAGGCCAAAGGATTGGATTGCGTCGCGCCACTGATGGGATTGGTCGCCGTGACAAATCCCCGGCACGCGGCCACAAAATCAGACGCGGCGGTCAATGATTTTAATTCAGACTCGTCCGCGTCGTTCATCTCAATCACAAACATATCTGAATCATAGCGGTGCGCATTCCAAAACGCCTTGGCTTTGGTGTCGAGCATGGAGACGAGGGCGTTGGCCTCGGTGGCTGACAGCGCGCCATTGCAATAGCCTTCGGAATCGTCGACACTATTCACAAAGGTTTCATCGCTGACAACATGGACCATTTCAAAATCAACGCGCGCTGCCTGCAAAGCGTCAATCGCGCCCGCGATTGATTCCTGGAAATCAATCGTTTCATCGGCGCGACAGACGACGACAGGGCCGCCGCCTTCTTCGAGCGCCAAAATTGCCGCCTGCGCCAGCGCGCCTGTGCCACACGCCGCCTCAATCGCGTCTTTTGTTCCAAACGATTTCGGCGAATTGATGGGCATCAACCCCTGGATTTTATCCTGCGCGTCCGCGCGAATGCGTCCAACTTTGGCCTGAATGCCCTCGGAATTGGCTGCCGCGATGCCAAGACCGCCGTTTTTGACCGTGAACCGCACATTAGGAATTGCCATGATTGACCTCAATTGCGGCGGTGAAATCGCCGCGGACAATGCGATCTTCGATGGGCGCGAGCGCCCGCGCGCTCATGCCGCTTGCCAGCACCTCGACCGCGAATTGAACCTGTAAAGAATATGTCCGCCCATGGTGGAGAATGGCCGCGCTGTCCTGTTGCTCAAAATGTCCGGACAAAACAGTCGCGTTGCCCCGGCATTCATCAAAGATGGCGCCAAGCAATTGGTCGCGCAGCTGTTCGAGCGCGCGGAAAGAATCGAGCGGCGCTTTTTTATTGGCCGCGACATAAATCAACGCCTGCCACGTCGAATGCGCGGTGTGAATGGCGCGGCGCGCCCGGGCGTTTCTGTTGGGCGGCGCCACAAAGGTGTCGTCGGTCGCCACCCAAACCACGCGCGGCAACGCCGAAGTCGAGCTGATATATTCGGGGCCGATTTGGACATTCACGCTTTGGGGCAATCGCGCCGAAATCGCCTCAATGATGTCGAGAATCGAACTCATGAGAACAATTCCTCCAAATACGCCTGGCATTCATCGCGAAAGGCCTTTTCCCATGTTTTGCCAAGGCCTTTGGATTGGATGGGCAACATGGACCGCCGGGGCATTTTGACGCGCCTGGAGGTCACCCAGCGATTGCCAAGTTTGAATTTGAGCGCGTGGGCGCGTTTGGGGACAATGGCGCCGCCGAATTGATGGATTGCCGCGTAAACGGTCGCGTTTTTCAGCCGGACTATGGTGGGCGTGCTTGCCACGCGCCATGAATTGCGCAACTGCCCTGTGTCACTCAATGTCTGGCCCTGTCGCGCGATGGGCTTTTTCCATGGCTGGCCATAGGGGTCGGATTCATTCTCAAAACCCTCGGTCAGCAGGCGCAGCGCAGTCTGGCCAAGGCTGTGGGTCAATTCGTCGGCCCTGAGTTGATTGAGCTTTCGAGGCAGCGCGCTCAGGTCTTTGGGGCCTTTTGATTTGAAAACGAGTTTCAAAACCACCTCGGCGGCAGAGAGCGGACAGCAATGCCATGACCGCCGCTCGATTCTTCTTCGTTCGATGAATCTTCAATGGCCGGAGAAATCTCGCCATTGGCCACGCGCTCCAGCCATTTGATCGCGTCTTCATAACGCAGGCGCACATTGCCATTGTCCTGAACGCCCGGATCATAGCCGCGCGCGCTCAATAGATCATACGAGGCAATGGCGATTGCCGCCCATGTGACATCTGGCACAAAGGCGATGAGTGGCAACACATAGCGCTGGCGCAAATAGCCGTCGATGAGCGCCGAGGCCACGTCGAGCGCTTCTTCTTTTAATTCGTCGTCAAATGTCGCCACGATCGCCGAAGCCGACGAAAGACGGTTGAGCTGTTCAGTGGTCGCGTAACGCATGGGCTCGCTTCATCTCCTTATTGAAGTCATGCAAGCCGCGCACAAACCGCCCAAACCGCACAAAGCGCACAAAAAGAGGCCAAAACAGACCAAAACAGGCGCGCCAGACAAAAGCACCCGGGCGCAGGCGTTCCGCCAAGACGCCAACGCCGACGCGCCTCAGGGTCACCCCGAAATCAGGTTTCAGCCACAAAAAATCCCCGCCTCAACGGAGAGACGGGGCAATGCTTCCAGCTCAAAGGTATTTTTCAGCGAAACGCCTCTTTAGGATATCGGACTTTGAGTTTGTTGTGGATGCTGTCGAATTTAAGTTGTTTGTCATGTTGAAGGCGCCCAACGACTATACCTGGCGAAACGCCTGCTCTTTTCGCAAATCTACAAATATCATCTTGTGTTTTTAAAGTGCTTATTTCTCCAGAAAACTCCGGTGGAATCAATTGATTTTGTGCGAAAATGTCAGCGAGTTGTTCTTGTTCTTCATTAGTGGTGCCCCTGTTGTGCTCAAGAAGGATGTGTCCGATTTCATGGAAGAGACTGAACCAAAACTGGTCGTCGCTTTTATATCTTCCAGAGTTGGCAATAATACAATGTTCATCTCGCCATAAGGTTACCGCATGAGCATGGCAGCCGGGAGGGGCTTCGATGAAGACGATTTTGACACCACATTCATCCAAGATTTTTTTGACTTGAGGCATAAACACCGAAGGTTCCGGCACAGTAGTCAATTTTTTGAGTTCTGGCAGGGACCTCCGAAGGCGTTCTTGTGATAGAATTGTGTCCGACACGAAGTTCGCAGCAATCTCCGCCTTGCGAATCCAGGCAAACGCGGCACCTGGCTTTCTGTCAAACGCCTTGGATTCTCTGAAGGCTGTTTTATATTTTAAAGTATAATTTGAAAGAATAGCGCGCCACCCTGAAACGCTTGTGACACCAAAAAAACGAAGGAACGCGTCTACCTGCTGGCCGACATCCTCGAATTTTGGAACCCATCCCATGTTTTTCATCCATGTCGCAGGGAACTCCTTCAACCACGCCTTATCTGTTCGAAGAGCCTTGATTTTTTCAAGATATCTCTTCTGCTCTAAATAACGGCTGTTGAGGTTGTTCCAAAACTCGACGGTTGTTCCAAAAACATCGGAGAGTTTGTCGGCCATATCAGGCGAAATATCTTTTTTTCCCTTGATAAGCTCATTGATGTGTTTCACAGAGACGCTTGTTCTCTGTGCAAGCTCTTTTTGTGTCCACCCATTGTAACTAAGATATTCTTTAATAATTTCACCCGGATGAACGTTCCAGTTTGGACGAACATCCTTAAAAAGCTCAGTGTATGTCATCATGATAGTCTCCAATCTCGACAATCAAGATTGTCGTCACTTTGATCCAATCTGTCGAGCCTTCGGGGGTCAGGGGGCAGGGATCCATCGCGCTGCAGAAAACGAGTCTCATTTTGTCCGAAAGTTTGAGACTCAGGCAACCCTCCCTTGTCCCCCTGAGAGAATGAATGCCAAATAAAGGCGCCTGTAACAGATCCAAACCACACGGTTGAGCCTCGATAAACGACAAAACTTGCTTCAGCTTCTTGGCCGCAGCGGTTCCGAGTTTTTTTCGAGCGGTCTTGTCATTTAGACAAAGCCGCTCCATGCCGCAATCTTTGAACCGAATCTTCAAGCTGTCCCCCCAAGTTAACCAGTCAGGTTAATCTCTTGTTCCATCAGTCACGCATGGAAGTCAAGGGGGAGTGATGAAACAACAGCTCGCCGCCATGACTCAACCGCACACGGTCAAGCCACAAAAAAGCCCCGTCTCTGCAGTGGAGGCGGGGCTTTTTGGTTGGGGCAGGGAGATGAAGTGGCGCTGCGTTCCCCGCTCACGCCTTTGGCGGGAGTTCTTCGTCGGGAAAATGCTCTTTGAAGAGCGCCTCGTCCTCTTTTTCAAACCCGGGCTTGGTCACGTGGTCAGGACAGCGTTTTTTCCAGCTACTGTATTCTTTCGGCGATCTGAACTCCTCAAAGAAACTGTTGTATGTTTTGTGAGGACACGTTGGGAAGTCTTCTGCACCGCGATGAATACAATAGGAACACTGTCGATAAGACGGGATTCTCCGAAGCCCCTCGCCGTTATCAATGAACCTGTTGTTTTCAACGTCTGTCAAAAACTCTTTGAGTGAAAACTTCTTGCCCATGATTCACCTTAATTCATCGACACGGCATTTCAGAACCACATCGCCTTTATCAAATCGAACTTTAGAACAAACCAACTTCGCCCCATGGTCAATGAGGATTTCCTGTTGCAACTGGAAGTCTCGATTGTTCCTGCCAATCACAAAAGCGACGCCATTTTGCCCTTCATCGACCTCGATTTCAAGCGCCACTTCTCGGTTGCAATACCATTCAAACTTCAGCCACAAAAAAGCCCCGTCTCTGCGTTGGAGGCGGGGCTTTTTGGTTGGGGGGCGTATGAGGTAACAGCCGCCAATCTGAGGACAATCCAACATGACCGAGACCACTTCCCCAAGCTCAGAGATGATCCTCTATCAAACAGAGGACGGCAGGACGCGCATTGATTGCCGCTTCGAGGGCGAAACACTCTGGCTCACGCAGGCACAGATGGCACAACTGTTCCAAGTCGGTGTTGGAACGATAAACCATCACCTCAAGGAGATTTTTGCCGAGGGCGAAGTGCTGCCCGGGGCAACTATTCGACGCTATCGAATAGTTCGGAAGGAGGGGGGCAGAGAAGTATCGAGGGAAATTGAGCATTATTCCCTCGAAGCCATTCTTGCCGTCGGCTATCGAGTGCGCAGCCATCGCGGCACGCAGTTCCGTCAGTGGGCCACGGCCCGGCTCAGTGAATATCTGACAAAGGGCTTTACAATGGATGACGAGCGCCTCAAGCGCGCCGACACCATCGCCGACTATTTCGATGAACTGCTTGAACGCATCCGTGAGATTCGAGCGAGCGAGGCGCGAGTTTATCAGCGCATTCGAGAGATATTCGCTTTGGCCTCTGATTATCGAGAGAGCGATCGCGCGGCACAAATTTTCTTCGCCAAGATGCAGAACAAGATGCACTTTGCCGCCACAGGCATGACCGCTGCCGAGATTGTGCGCCAGCGCGCTGATGCGATGAAGCCAAATATGGGCGCGACGACCTGGAGCGGCGGTCGCATTTTGAAGCGCGATGTCGGAATCGCCAAGAATTATCTGAGCGCAGAGGAAATCGATATTCTCAACCGAATCGTCGTGATGTTCCTCGACCGCGCCGAGTTTCGAGCCAAGCGGCGTCAAGACATTTGCATGTCAGACTGGGAGCACAATCTCGACCAATTCCTCGCCAGCGAGGAGCTCCCGGTGCTCAAGTCTTCGGGAAGTGTCTCGCATGAGGAGGCGATGCGTTGGGCAGATGAACAATATGGAGCATTCATTGAGCGACGCCGTGTTGAGGCTGAGAATTTGGCCGAGGAAAAATATCTCGAAGATCTGACAAAAGCGGAGAGACTCATCGAAGGCCACGTGTCACGCCCCGGTGCTCCCCAAAAAACGAATCGAGAAAAAAAGAAATGATTCTCTGACACCACCGCCCGACTCGGCTGAACACATCAAAGCCCCGTCTCTGCAGTGGAGGCGGGGCTTTTGTTTTTGGGGAGGGGAGAGACCTGCGACATTGGCCACTTAACCGATGGCGGCTTAGAGTGAACCGGTCAAGAAGATATCCTGTTTTCTGCAACCAGGGTTGCAGAGGAAAGGATATCTATATTATGAGACAACTTCGACTTCTTAAAGAAACATCGCATTCTCCCGAAGAGCAGATGTCAGCGAGGATCGTTCACTCGGATTTGTCTGATGAAATTTTGATGGAATGTCTGGCGGATGCCATGCGGCGCAGACTAGAGGTCTCTCCGTTCAACCCAAGTTATGCCCCTGGCGTTGTCCTTCAAGGAGAGTTTCTTTCATCTCTCACAGAAAGGTTAACTGCTGAGGGATGGCAGAAAACACAAAGAAACCAAATTGACGTGTTAATTTCCCCTGACGCTAAAGTTTCAGTTCAGGTGTTAACGGGTGGCAATGGGACTGGGCATTTTAAATGCCTTCCTTCTTCCAAAAACAAACGAGGGAAACGCTCTGTTGAGCTTTTTAAACAAAACAGTGGTTATGGGCAACAGACACTCTGGAAAGAACAGAAACAAAAACACTGGATAATTTTGTTTCGCAGCCAAGATGAACAATGTTTTTGCGAATTGGTTTTTCCAGTAGGCGTTTTCGGAGATCTCAAAACACTCCGTGTTGAGCAAAGGATCGTCTTGCCGTTGATTCAGATTGACAAGGAGGGCCAGACGGTCAAAGAGGTTTCCCCTGCGCAGGATGTCACAGAGGACATCTTCCTAGAAGTAAGGCCTAAGGCGTAGCGACAAGGTCGCCCTGGCCCCAAGGTGATTCCCATGAGGCCAACGTTCAATGCCGAGAGACTTACGATTGCTCGAATGCGGCGAGGCATGACCAAAAAGCACCTCGCCGATCGTGCAGGGCTTAACGTTCGAAATATCACTGAATACGAACAAGGACGACAAAGCCCAACCGTTGAGTCTTTGTCAATGCTTTCCGTCGCCCTTGGCTTTCCTGTGGATTTTTTTTGTGACGATGGATTGGAGATGCTGCCTCAGGCTGCCTTGAGCTTCAGATCCAGGCGTTCAACTTCGGCAGCGCTTAAGAATCAAGCGTTGGCAACAGCGACCTTCGCGCAGCGGTTTGGTGAGTGGCTGATAGAGAACTTCAACGTTCCCAATCTCGACATCCCAGAAGAGCTTAGTGAGCATTCACCAGAAGATGCCGCTGCAATGCTGCGGGCTTATTGGGGAAACCAGTATTCACCCCTCAAGAATGTGCTTCACTTGTTAGAGGCCAAGGGGGTTTTTGTTTTTTCATTTGGTCTTGATTCGGACGAGGTTGACGCTTTTTCATTCTGGAAATCGGGGCGGCCGTTTATTCTATTGAGTCAAAACAAAACTTCAGAGCGACGAAGATTCAACGTGGCACACGAGCTTGGCCATTTGGTTTTGCACCGCGACCTAGATTTTTCTGACAATTGCGCGGTGTCAAAGAAAATGGAGCAGGAGGCGGATGATTTTGCTGCTGCCTTTTTGATGCCAGGCGTGTCAATTCAAGCAGAACAAGTGCGTTTCCCAACAATAGGCAAGATTTTTGAATTGAAAAAGAAATGGAATGTTTCGGCCATGGCAATGCTGCGACGATTGAACTCACTAGGCATGATTTCGCCGTGGACCTACAAAAAACTGTGCATTGAGTTGAGTAAGCGCGGCCTACGAAGCGCAGAGGAAGATTCTGCGCCCTTTGAGAGTTCGGAGGTTCTTCGGCAGGTTGCCGAGTGCCTGGCGCGCACAGGCAAGAGCTTTCGTTCCGTTGCCGTCGAGTTGAACTTTCCGCCAGACGAGCTCAACGAACTCGTCTTTGGCTTGGCCACGCAGGGCAGTCGCCGCCCCACGTTGCGCCTGGTGAAGTGAGTCGGGCGGGTCTTTTGAAGGGCGGTTGCGCCCCGCTCAAACTTCATCCACAAAAAATCCCCGCCTCAACATGGAGGCGGGGATTTTTGGTTGGGGCAGGGAGATGAAGTGGCGCTGCGTTTCCCGCTCACGCCTTTGGCGGGAGTTCTTCGTCGGGAAAATGCTCTTTGAAGCGCGCGGCGTCCTCTTTTTCGAATCCGGGCATGGTTAAATGGTCAGGGCAGCGCTTTTTCCACTTCATGATTTCATCGGGAGAATGGAAACTGCCAAAAGCTCCAGGAACCCTATGTGGGCACGTCAGATAGTCCCCGGAATCGCGATGCTGGCAGTAGCAACACTGAAATTCCGCAGGGTGGACTGGGATAATACCCTCGCCAAACTCAACAAATTTGGCATCATCTCCCAGCTCCTCTTTTAGTTTTTGGAGGTCTTCCAGCTCCTCTTTTGTATACTCATACTCCATGATTTGATATGCCATGACCAACCTCTATTTGTTGAAACGACACCTTAAAATCACCTTGTCACCATCGAGCCGAACCTTTTTGCACATTAACTCCACACCCTTATCGATGAGG